CGATGGCGACGGTTTCTGCGTCATCGACGGCGGTGAGCTGGTCTGTCATGCTGGGGTTTCCTCACTCGATGGGGATGCGGGCCCGGCGGTAGCTCAGAGGCGTGGCCGGGCCCGCGCGGGTCAGGTCAGGCTGCATCCGGGGCAGCCGCCGAGCCTGGCCGTCATGTCCTGCTCGCACCGCAGGATCGGCCCCTTGCAGCGGCGGCAGCTCGCCACGACGTCGTTGGGGCCTGCCTTCTTCCGTGTCGGCGCCTTCGGGCTGTACGTGCCACCGGACGGTCCGGGCTTCGGCTTCTTGCTGAACAGACCCATCTCGATCTCCTCTCTCTGGCCCGGCTCTGGTCTGGCCGGCTCCGCGTGCCACCCGCCCCGCATCGGGTGACCACGGGGCCGGTCAGACCGCGATGATCAGGGCGGTGATGAACAGCCAGCCCACATGCCAGGACTGGTCCAGGGCGTACGCGCCGGTGCCCAAGCTGGGGTTGTCGTCCCGGCCGGGTCGGGGCGTGCCGAGGGTGTAGAACCCGCCGTGTCCGGTCCACTCCGCAATGCGCCGCAGTGGGGTGCGTCGGTCGGCGATGTAGTGCGACACGGCGTTAACTGCCAGCCCGGCCGTGAGCGGCAGGAGCGCGGGACGCCAGCCGGTAACGGCGGCGAGTGCGGCCAGAGCCACCACGCCGGTCAGGGTGTAGGTGGCCACGTGCTTGGCGCAGTTCCACCGGCCCGGCCATCCGGGCAGTCCCTTGTGGTTGGCCTGGTGGTCGGTTTGCACCCAGTGGTCGGCGACCTGGTGAGCGGCGTACAGAGCGGCGAACACGGCGGCGAAGGCAGGCATCAGGAGTCCTCTCGTACGAGGTGGGCCAGGGCGGCGCCCATGCCGAGGACGGCGACGGGCAGGCAGGCGACGGCGGTGGTGATCTGCCACGGGGCGGCGGTGACCCCTGCGGCGGCGAGTAGGTGGTAGGCGATCTGCCCACCGGCGCCGACTAGCAGTGAGACGATCGCGGACCACTTGGCGAACTTCCGGGCCCGCTCCGGTACCCGGCCACTGAGCCATACGTAGAGGGCGTACGCGGCGTACGTCTCGACCCCGATGGGGAGGGTGATGGCGGAGTCGATGGTGGCCCATCCGCCCGGGTCCACGATGCCCGGCAGTAGGTCCACGATGCCGAACCCGGTGAGTCTGCCGAGTCCGACCCAGCCGGACCAGACGGCGACGAACGCGGGCAGGGCGAGCAGGATCACGGGCCACACAGCCACCGGTCGGCGGGGGGTGGGCGCCGCCGGCGTACCCGGGTGACCGACCGTGCCGACCTCGGGTGTCGGCTCCACGTCCGGCACGGCCGGGGCGGGGGTCGGGTCCGGTGCGGGAACCGGCTCAGACCCGGGTGTCCGGTCCGGCTCGACCGGGGCCGGCACGGGGCCGATTGGGGCCTCGTAGTCGTACACCGGGCCCGCGTACTGCTCGTCACCGAGGTTGGTCGGGAGACCTTCGGCACGCCGCCGGACCGCAACGGCGGCCAGGTTGCTGATCAGGTCGGCCATGGACGCATCGGTGCCGTACTCGTCCGTGATCTGCTCTCCGGTGAGCACGGCCCCGGTCACTTCGGCACGGGCGACGACCTCGCGGAGCATCTGCTGCCCGGTCAGCTCCCGGTGCACGATGCTCTTCGCCGTTTCTCGGATCAGGATGGTGCGTATCTCGTCAGCCGTCGGGGCACCGATCCTGAACTCCCGCATGAGCCGGTTACGGGATGGCACCTCGCCGAGGTCGACGGCCAGCTGTCGGGCCTTCGGCAGCAGCGCGTCGACGGGCTGGGGGTAGCGGGTGCCGTTGATGGTGGGGGCGGTCATTGGGCGACCGCCTTGCGTGCCGGTGCGGTCACCGCGGGCCGGGCTGCCGGGCTGGCCTTGCGGCCGGCCATCGCCCGGGCACCGGCGGCGGCCTGCACGTCGGCGTGGTGGATGAGCAGGAGGTTGAGGGCGGCGACCGCGTACGGCAGGGCACCAGCGGCCATCAGGCGCCAGTCGACCGGGCCGCCCGGCAGGCTGATGGCGTACTCCCAGGCGGCGGCGAAGGCGGTGGCACCGGTCGCGTGGCCGGCGAGTAGGGACGGGCGCATGGTCAGGCTCCGATCTGGCTGAGGTTGGTGGCGAGGGCGTACAGGGTGGGGACGGTGAGCACGGCGAGGACGCGGCAGATGAGGCCGGCGCCGGGGTGGCGGGCCGTCACGACACACGCGCCGAGAACAGGACCCGCACGCCGCACCGTGGCGTGCGGCAGGGGGCGAGAGTGGCCTGGAACGGGGTCAGCCCGGCGGTGGAGATGTCGGCGATCTGCTGGTCGCGGCACCGGCCGCAGGCGTAGGTGTGGCCGGCGATCTCGGCGTGCGGGTTGCCGGCGGTGGGGATGTAGATCTCGATGCGGATGGTGGCGGGCTGGCCGCAGGGGGGCGGGTCGGGGATGATGTGCATGTCGGACCTCCAGCGTCCGATCAAGGCCCTCCGGTCGCGTGTCCGCGCTTCCGGGGGGCCGTCCCTGTTTCGGCTGTTGCTCTTTATCGTTCCGAGTGGAACACTAACACGGGTGTACCAGATGGAACAAGGAGTGATAGCGTGCAGACCGTGATCAGGCCGGTGACCAAGCTGACCAGCGCCCAACAGCGGCTGCTCGATGAGGCGGTGGCGGAAGCCCGCCAAGCCGACGCGAAGGAAGAATCGACCTGGCAGAAGATCAAAGCCGCACGGGATGCCGGTGTGCCGGACACGCTGCTGTGCAAGGAGACCCGGCGGTCACGCACTACCCTGAACCGGAAGTACGGCCCCCGCCCCGATTGACCCCCGGGTACGACTGAGCGGCCCGCCCCAACCGGGGCGGGCCGCTCGCGTTCGTTGCGGGTTACCAGTTGCCGCCGGCCCGTTCCCATGCCTCCTCGGCACGACGGGCGCAGGCCTTGTTGCAGGCGGTCTCGCCGTTGTCGGAGCAGAACCGGTAGGTGGCCCCGGCGGGGATGGTGGCGCCGCAGCCGGCGCAGGTGGTGGGGTCCTCGCAGTTCACGCAGGTGGGGTGGGTGGCGTGGACGTCGGCGGCGCAGCCGTCCTGGCTGCGGGTCCAGGTGTAGGTGTGGGCGGCGGTGGTGGCTGGCTTCGTCATGCCATAAGTGTAGCACAGATACGGCCGTGTGTGGCACAGAAAAGCGACTACGTGCTACAGTCGAGATATGGCAGAAACCCCCGTACGCCGAGCCCGCATCGGCCAAGAGTGGGACGATGCGGAGCAGCTCGCCGCCCAACTCGGCCAGGCCACCGGCCAGCCGGTGTCCATCGCCGACTACGTCCGGCAGGCCCTCCGCCGCGAGAACACCCGAGTCCGCGAGATCGTCGAAGCCGAAGAGGTCCCCGCCGCAGACATGATCCTCACCACGGACGGCCTGCTCGTCGGTGACCAGCTCCTCACCCGACCCGGCGTCTACCGCATCGCCGGCACCGACCAGCTGATCCGCATCGACAGCTACGACCAGGAGGACTGAGATGGCTGTAGGCGACATCGTCAGCATGAAGCGCGTCGACCGGTACCACGTCGAGATCCGGCACCCGGGACAGGAGGGCTGGGCACACATCCACCACCCCGACTGGGAGGACACCCCCAGCCTCGGGGTCGCCCGCCGCTACCGGGACCAGGTACAGGCGGACCACCCCGGCAGCGAGGCGCGGATCGTCGTGGCATCGGGGGTGCGGGTCACCGAGCTGGCCACGGGCGACAGTGTCACGGTGGGCATCGAGGGCACGGTGACCGACTGACCCCGGACACACGGAAGCGGGCCGCCCCCACCACGGGAGCGGCCCGCTCTGCTACGTGGACGGCGCCATCCCGGGTACCCGCCGGACGCGCCTAAGTAGACAGTCTACCGCTGCGCCGGAGGCAGATCCGGACGCGGCGTGTGCCGCGCCCACCAGCCAGCGGCGAAGGCCGCACCGGCGGAGCAGGCCAGCAGCACCAGCGCCGACAGCGGGCCCGGCAGATCCCCGGACACGTCCGGGGTGTGCACGTAGGTGTCGAGCGCCCAGTTGACGGCCTCAGCGACCACCGCACCAGCCGCAGCACCAGCACCGGCCGCCTTCACCTTGCGCTCCACCGGCGGAGCCGGCCGCGGTACGGCCGGGATATCGGACAGGGACATGGTCTCTCCTCACTCGCAGCCGAACTGCTCACGCAGATGCTGCATCGACTCCATGACTGCCCGGCCGCGCTCACTCTCCGGCGGCGGTCCGCCGGCCAGCTCGCCGAGCAGCTCACACCAGCGCCGGTCAGACTCCCGCTGAACATGGTTCGTGTAGATCACGCCCGCCGCGGTGGTCAGCAGCAGCGACACCATGACCGCCACCAGCACGTACCACAGCGGCACCGGCCGGTGCGGCATCGCCCTACCCCCCGCTCAAGGCGCGGACGACAGCGACGGCGACGGCGGCGACGGCTCCGGCGGCACCGGTGGCGACGACAGCCCACCGCCCGGGGTACGCCCGGCCAGCCACAGCTGCACCACCCCGGGCCCGGACATCAGCGCCGCGGACACGAGCAGCGGCGGCCACCCCGCCCCCGTCACCACGCTGTGCCCGAACCCCGCCGCTCCGGCGGCCAGACAGATGAGGTCCCGCCACAGCGGTACCCGCTGCTCTAGCGTCACTCACTGCTGCCCGTCCCGGTGCCGCCGAGCAGGGCGACCAGCTGGGCCAGCTCGTCGGGCCTGCCCTCGTACACCGCGCGGAGCGCGTCTGCGGCCTCCTGCACCGGACGGTGACCCAGGCCGTCCAGCACCCCCTTCACGATGGCCTGCTCGTCCACCCAGTCCTGGCCGCGCAGCTCCCGCACGTTGGCGAGCACCTCGGCCAGCATCGCGCTCTGCGCCTGGTGCTCCTCACGCAGCTTGCCGGTCCGCCAGTGGACCGCGTCGGCCTGCTCGCCGCTGTCGAACCCGAATCCGGGCATGTCGTCCTCCAAGAGTCCCCAGGGCCTACGGTCCTGCTCCGCCTCTTCGGTCTGATCAATGGAGAGGTGGAAGTGCTTGTCGTGCGGGTTGACGCCGGTGTACGGCTCGGCCACCCAGCCGCGTAGCCGGTGGTAGAGCCGGCGCTCGTAGATGAAGTAGCGGGCGGACGGGTGCCGCTTGATGGCGGCAAAGATGCCATATACGCCGATGCCGTCTTCGTCCACGTCGATGGCGTTGACCGAACCCCTCACGTTGGGGTTGTGGTCAGAACGGGTGGCTTGGTGGGCGTCGTCGCCGATCGTGCCGTCAGAGGTCTTGTCTCTGCCCGGCCACCGGGCGTTGATCTCGTCTCGCAGGACCACCAGCGACGGAGCCAGGTACCAATCCATCATGCCGGTACCTCGTCCGGCAGAATGTAGTACGCCTCCCGCAGCTCGGCCAAGGTCTGGTAGAGCGTCCCGTAGCAGGCGTACTGCGTCATCGGCTCCACGATGCGCAGGTTCCCCCACAGGTCCGTCACGTGGAGAGCGTCACCTACCACCTCGTACGAGGACCCGTTCAGGTTCGCGCTGATCTGCTCGGCGTTGGTGCCGTCGTACTGGTAGGCGCCGATCCTGGGGACTACAAACAGCGGCATTTTGACCCCCTAGGCGATTCGGGTGAGCTTGAGGAGCGAGCCAGCTTTCAGGGTCGCCGACGTGGCAGCACCGGCTGTGAATTCGGCGAACTGGAATTTCAGGGTGGAGGTGGCACCCCCGACACTCCACGTCCCGTTGATGAGAAGCATGAGTTGGTTGGACGCGCCGGCCCCGCCTGCGGTGAATGGTGCGCCACTCGACGGTGCACCGAACGCCGTGGGCGCCACGTCGCCAGACACGCCGGTGGCGGTGCTGACCAGGCCCACCATCCCCCACGGCAGGGTGCCGGAGGTCCACGTCAGCGCGAATTTGAAATCGTTCCCGGTCGGAGCCTCGTAGAGGATCCTGCCGGCCACCTCGTAGACCTCGTTCGCCAGCCCGGTGAGAGACAGGCCGGAGGCGTCCGTCAGAGTGGTGGAGTTGGTGACCGACTGGTCGGCGGTCTGGCGGGCGATACGCACGAAATTCAGGCGGGCTGGCGTAAGCCGCATTCCGCTGCTAAATAGGGCCATGGTTGTCCTCTCACAGTGGCGAAATCGCCGGATCCCGCATGTCCACCGACGTGCCGGCATCCCACGCGCGGCTGACGCCGTTGACGCCCCGGGCGGACAGGGTCACCGTCTGCGGCGAGGTAGCGCCGGAGATGCCGGTACAGGTGACCCGCTCCCCACCTACTCCGTTGACTCCGCCGATCCGCAGATCGAGCGGGAAATCGGTCGGATGGCTGACCGTGTCGCCTTCCAGCCACACCCCGTTGGCCGCCGTGCTCGCCAGGGACAGCGTCAGGTCGTCGACGTCGATGCCGGCAGAGAGCGTCGACCCGTCCACCGGCACCCACTGGTCCCCATCCGCCTCCGCCACCAGCCACGGCGACGCCGGAGAGGTGACCGGCTGCACCAGCCACGACCGCGGGCCGATGACCTGCGTCCACCCCTCCAACAGCCGGTCGATATCCCCCGGGGGGTGCTGAGACGGAGGGTTGGTCCACACGATCCGCGACCCGATGCCGCAGGCCAGCCACGCATCGAGCAGCTCCGGATTCGCCGCCAGATCGATCTCTGCGGTCTGCTCCCGCATCTCGTCCACGGTGCCTAGATGCACCAGCATCGCCGCGTGATCCATCAGCGGTGTGTCGTCGATGGTGTTGACCTCTACCGAGTCCTGGTAGCGGCGCCGCGACACCTGATGGACGGCATCCGCAGCCACCGCTGTCGACCCGCTGGAGCGCTCCACAGTCCACTCGTTGCGCACGCCCTGGTCGTCGTAGATCGGGCTGATGGGGCTGCCGGTACCGTCGGCGGTCTGGTAGGTGGCCAGGTCCACCGTGAGCGCCACGGGCGGGTTGTACCGGTTCTCCCGGGGCAGGTAGCCCAGCCCGAACGGCTCCTCGTGCAGCACACCCAGGTCGGTGCGTTCGATCTCCTGCAGCAGCTCCGACAGCGTGGTGGCCGGCTGCATGCCCATCCGGGTGACCATCGCGTCATCCGACACCGCAGGTACCGTGACCGGTACCCCGGCTTCGTCGCAGATGCGCTGCAGGCGCAGGTGAGCGGGCTCGTTTCGCCACCCGAACAGGTGGTGGTAGAAGATGCCGCCGTAGGCGTCGACGTCGGCGCCGAGCTGGTACACCGGCGGCGCGGTGGCGCGGACGGCGACGTGCCCGGCCGGCAGCGGCACGGTGGCGGTCACACCGGTGGCGTTGATGGTCAGGGCACCGATGCCCGCGAGGGTGCCAGCCACGCTGCCGCTGTACAGGTACGCCCCATCGAAGGTGCTCCAGTAGAGCCCCGCGTCGATGTTGCCGCCGTTCTGCGTGAGCGACACGTCGTGGATCGTGAACGATGTGGTGACCGACCCGCCCGAGGTCACCACGGTGGTCACCGCGCCAGCCGAGGTGTACGCCAGCACCCGGGTGCCGGTCAGCACACCGAGCACCAGCTGCCACCGCACGAACGTTCCGCCGGGGGTGGCCCACTCCGCCACCACCACATCAGCGGAGGCGTCGGACACCCGCACCCGCGCGGCCACGTCCACGCCGAACTCTGAGACCGTAGCCGCGGTCACGTCGGCGGGCATGGTCACCGACAGCTGCCCGCCCCCTGACAGGTCCGCCACCGCCGATGAGCCGATCGGGAACTGGGCTCCGGCGATGCTCAGGTCGTCGGTGAACTCGGTGACACCGGTGACCAGCATCGCCGGATGGCCCGGGATGGCTGATGCGGCCTGCCCGGACAGCACCCCATCCGCGATCGGCCAGTACGCCAGGGCGCCGGACCCGAGGATGGTGCGGTGCATCGCAGACAGGTCCGGCTCGGTGCCCTGCTCCAGCCGCCGCAGGATCCCCGACGCGGTCACCCGCATCAAAGCCTTGATGCCGTCGGTGGAGGGCACGTAGACCGGTTCCCACTGATCGATCCACCCGCCGAGCAGGATCACCCAGCCGCTACCCGGGTCGACCCGGATGCGCAGCGGCACGGACAGCACCACGTCCGGGTAGTGCGGCGACATCGGATGCAGCGGCGTCAACGCCCCATCGTCGTTGTCGAGCAGCACCGTCGCGGTGGAGGTGGACACGCTGCCAGCGCCGGAGGAACGGCCCGCCCGGATGCGGATCTGCCGGTCCTGCAGCCGATCGGACACGTCCGTCCACGTCCACCCGTCCGGGTCGCCGTCCGGGTCCGCCCCGAACGCAAACGCCACCTCGAGTGTCAGATCGTCGTCGGGCCACGCCATCAGCCGCCCCCGGTCCCGATCGCCGCCTGCGCCGACCCGCCGTAGTAGATGCGGGTGTTCTCCCGGACCCACCGCATGAACGAATCCGGGGCATCCCCGCCGAACGCGATCGTCACCTGCCCCGGCACCGAGGTCGCCGCCGCAGCCAGCCCGTGCCCGGCCACCGGCGGGCCCCCGGCCAGGGCGAACGTCGACACCAGATCAGCGGCAGCCCGCTCAGCCGATCCCAGCGAGTCCGTCACACCGGTCGACAGCAGCCGCACAATGGACTGCCCCGAATAGTACGGGTTCCCGCTGCCGGACAGCGGGCCGGTCTTCGCCGGAGAGAACGGGAAATAATCCCGGATCAGCTGCGCGACCTGGCCGACAGCATTACGCAGATCCCCCAGCCGGGACCGAAGACCGTTGATCAGACCGGTGATGACGTTCCGCCCAGCCTGATACAGCAGCGTCCCCAGATCGCCGATGGCCGACAGGATCCGACCCGGCAGGGAAGCCGCCGCCCGGGCCGCCGCACCCACCGCACCGGTCACACCGTCCCGGACCCGGCTGAACGCGCCGACCACCGCGTCACGCCAGGACACGATGCGCTGCCGCCACTGCTCCACCGTGTCGATCCACCCGTCAACAGTGTCGATGACACCCTTGGCGGTGCGGATCGCCGCCGGCAGATCCTCCGTCAAGAACTTCTTGACCTCGGCCAAGAAGTTCTTGACCTTCTGCTGGTTCTCAGGGTCCTTGAACCAGGCAGCCAGCCCATCGAGGGTTTCCTTCAGGCTCTGCCACGGGCTGTTGGTGACGTCCTGCTCACCGAACAGAATCGACATGATCGAGCCGAAGATCGAGGCGATGTCCCGGCCCATGTCGAATAGGTCGCTGAGGATGTCGGATGCTCGGGTGAAGAAACCCTCCAGGGCGCCGGTCTTGTCAGCCTGGGCTATCCATGCTGAGAAGTCCTCCAACAGCTGGCCGACCTCGTCACCGAGGCGCTCCACGAACGGCCCGGCGGCCCGGGCCAGCCGGCCGAACGCGTCGACCAGCGGTCCGGCGACCGCGCGGCCGACCCGCTGCAGGGCCTTGCGCGCCGATTCCGCCCCGGCTGAGATGTTGTCGATGAACGACCGCTGCGTCAGGGACCGGCCAGCCTGACGCAGCAGGCCGTTGAACGTGGTGGCGTAGCTGCCGAGAGTCTTGGTGAGCTGCGGGAACCATGCCGTGGCCAGCCGCTTGATTGTCACATCCAGCCCGGTGAACAGCTTCTGCTGCACCGACAGCCGGAGCTGCTCGAACGCCGGTTTCAGCGACTTGACCGCGGCCACAAACCGCTCAGCCGCCGGCGCCAGCTTCGTCACCTCAGCCGCAACACCACCACCCGCCGGAGGCTTCTGCGCCTCCCGCAACGCCATCTGCGCCTCTTGGACCCGCCAGGTGGCTTCCTCCTGCCGGCGCAGGGCATCGCGCACCTCATCGGAGCCCTCCACCCCCTTGCGGGTGGCGTCGGTCTGCTCGACGGTCAGATCCTTGACCCGGTCCTGCACCTCAGCCAGGGTCTGCACAGCCTGCCGGTACGCCAAATCAGCGCGGGCAATCCCATTCTGGTTGCCACCCGCCCGGGCCTTGTTCAGCTCCGCCTCAGCCTCGCGTACGGCCAGCACGGCGGCCTCTTCGTCCAGCTTCGCCCCGGCCACATCCCGGGTTAGGTCCCGGATCCGGCGTGCGGCGGTCTGCCGAGCACGGTTCAGCGCCTCCTGCGCCTCCGCGGCGTCCCGAACAGCCCGGGTCACGGCCCGCTCAGCGGTCAGCAGCTGCAGCGCCGACCGGGCCACCCCACCCCCACCGGACGCGGTCTGCTTGAAGGCGTCCGCCACCCCGAACAAGCCCAGGGACAGGGCACCGAACCCGGCCGCCGCCCCGGCGATGAGAGCCGGCAGCGACCCGAGCGCCCCACCGAGTGCGTACACACTCGGCACCGCCAGCGCGGCACCTCCACCCAGCGCCACCAGGGACGTGACCAGCCCAGTGATGCTCGACGTGGCACGGCTGACCACACCGGTCAGCGCCGACCCCGCCGACGCCAGCCCGGACAGGGCACCGGCCAGCAGCCCACCCGCCCCGCGGTCGACGTCTACCCGCAGCCGAACGGGCGGCGCCGCCCGTTCGGCGACCCGGGCGGCCTCTCGTCCCTCTGCTGCCGCCAGCCCGTGGTCGGCCTGTACCGGCAGGCGGATGGACCGCCCAGCCAGGGCACGCTCGTTGAGGGCCGACACGTCCAGGTCGACCTGGACCGGGAGCCGGATCTGCCGGGAGCCCAACGCCTCGCTGATCGCCTTGTCCAGGTCGGAGTTCGCGAACTCCTTCGCGATCTCCTTCTGCAGGCTGCGGGCGAACCCCCGCGCCGACGGGATGACCGTCACATACGCGGTGCCGACCTCCGTCTTGTCCGCGTCCGCCACGACGATCACCCCCCAGCGTGAATCAGACCTAGCCGCTGCAGGCGGCCCACGTACGCCCGGCGACGCTTCTCCGCCCTCGGGTCCGGCCGCGGCACGGGTTTCGGGCGTTGCCCCTTGCCGCCGCCGCGCTGCCAGTTGGCTCCGGCGAGCAGATCAGCGACGGTGGCGAGCAGGTGCTCTTGGACACCCCAGTGCGCGGACCGCCCGTTCAGCGCCACCCCCAGCGGCGATGTGACCGGCAGGTGCCGCAGGTAGACCAGCAGTTCCCGTACGGTCAGCTGGCCGGTGTAGAGGTGGCCGAGCCGGACGCCCGGGTAGTGCGCTGCGAGTGAGGCTTCGACGGCCCCGCCGTGCTCTCGGAGGAGCCGGGCGAGGCCTGCTGTTCCCCCGGACGCAGCCCGGAGTGGGACAGCCACCGGTCGAACAGCGCGGTCATCGCACTGATTGGCTGCCGGAGCTTCTCGAACTCCGCGTACTGGCCCTCGCCGAGTCCGTCACGTACCGCCTGACGTACCGCGGCCATGTCGCCGGTGTCGGCGCGCTCCACTACGCGCCAGTCCAGGTCAGCCAGGTGACACAGGGACCACTCGCGGCCTCGGTAGGTGAACGGAAAGCGGTCCCGGACGGCCTCAGCTTCCGCCGCGTCCAGGTCGAACACGTCACTCATCACAGGTCTCGCCATCTGCGGGCATGCGGGCTAAGAGCACCGGCGGACCCGCGCCCGCTGACGGCCCGCCGGTGCGATCAGGGGACACCAGCGGGCGCCCGAACGGATGTGCGATTGCCGCCGATGGGCACGATGGCGAGATGCAACCCCACCCCCCACACCAGCCGCCACCGGTTGTCTACGTCCAGCAGAAAGGCGGACGGGCCACCGCAGTCGGCGTGTGGCTCATCGTCCTGGCGATCTTCGGCCCGGTCCTACTGGTCGTCCTGTGCTGCGCCGGCCTGTTCTGGGCCGGCCTGCTCGGCGGCGCCACCAGCGATGAACCCGACACCAGGCCCAGCGTCACCACCGCTCGCTGATCAGGGCGTGGCCATGTCGTCGTCGATGTAGTACCGGTACGCCCAGAACCCGGCGTCGTCCACGTAGGCGGACAGGGTCCACTCGTACACGGTGGGCCCGTTACCCGACCACACCACATCACCCCGCTCGGTGATCTCCCCCCGTGGTACGACCACCCGCACCTCCCGGCCACCCTCGATGCCGTGCAGCACCCACGCCCGCACATCCGTAGTGGGCGGGGCTTCCGACACGCTCGCGCCCTCCGCAGTGGACGCGATCGTGCTACCGGCGTACTGCAACCCCAGGTTGAACAGGGACGTTTCGGCAGCCGCGAACTGGAACGTCTTCACCGCCTGGTTACGGATCCTCTTACCCAGAGCACCCTTCTGCCAGATGAAGAAGTCGGTGACGTTCTGCGACAACGCCTCAGTGATGCCATCCTCGCTGATCGCCCCGACCTCGGTGAAGTCGACATCGAGGGCCTCGCCCGCCGTGGTCGGCAGGGTGATCGTGGCACCCGTCGCATGCGTGTGCACGGCACCGTCGGTGTACGCCCTGATCAGATCAACATCGACCGCCATGGGTCATCCTCCTGAATCGTGGTGAGGGCCCGGCGGTCGCCGGGTCAGAAACGGGGGCGAGGTCAGCGGGGGATACGCAGCGTGTACAGCAGCAGCTCGGCGTTGTCCACGTCGACCTGCATCGTCGTGCCGTAACTGCCGGTCGGGAACGGCCCGATAACCCGGGTCGCGCCGGCCGCGATCGAGTACGTGCGCGGGGTGATGGACTGCCCGTCCACCGCGCCGGACAGGTGCACCGTCAGGGTTCGCGCGGTCGCGGTGCCGTTGCTGTTACGCACCACGATGATCACGTTGCCATCGTTGTTAACGAAGTGGTTGTTCACCGGGTCGCCGGTGGTCTCCGACGGCAGCGCCACCCCCGTTCCGGTACGGACGACGTTGGCGTTGTTGATGGCTGCACGGGCCATGCTGTCCTCCAGGCTGGTCAGGCAGCGCGCCCGCGCATGCCGATCTCGACAGAGAGTTGGGTGATGGTCTTCGTGTCGTCAGCCGGGTCCGGGACGTTTGCCGGCCCGCCGAACGTGGCCACCCGGTAGCAGACCACCGGCACCGGCCAACCCGCGATCGTGACCTGCTGGCCGCGGATACCACGCAGCAGCGCCCACACCAGCTGAGCCAGATCCTGCCGATTCTTCTCGTCCGTGATGGCGCCGGTCGTGTACCACACCTGCGCCTGCAGGCGGGGGTTGTCAGCCACCCGGTGGAGCTCCACCCCACCCAGCCGGCGCAGCCTGACGTACTTCCCTGGCGACGTGCCGGGCGGCACCTTCGTGCCGACCGTCACCCCCGCCGCGACGGCCTCGGCCCGCTCCGCCAGGCGGGCACGCAGCCACGTCACCCCCACCAGCTCGGCGTCCGGATAGAGCGCCACCGGGTCCATCAGGTGTCCCGGGCGGCGTCGATGCTGGCGGTGAGGATGCCGTGCTTCGCCTCCACCGCGAGGCCGGCAGGGTGGGCGAGGATCACCCGTGCGCGGGCACGCCCATGCCCAGCTCTCACATCCACGGTCACCGGGAGCGGGATCCGACCCGGCACGCCCTCCACCCGGATGCCGGCCTCAGACACCTGCCCGGCCACCGCCGCCGTCCGGCGGCCCAGATCGTCCTGCACGCCCTCCGAGCGCAGCAGATCCCGCATCCCCCGCCGGTCCAGCTTCACCCGGGTCACCCTGATGCTCATCACCCCTCCACCCGGTTGCAGTAGACGGGCAGCCCGAACGCTGTGCCTGTGAACGGGTTGACCCAGCCGAATGGCTCCCCGACCACCTCGTACTCCCGGCCGCGCACCTCTAGGCGGTCCGTGGCCAGCACATCGACGCCGACCGGCATGAAGACGATCAGGTCGGAGATGATGACGTTGCGGTCACCGGTGAGATCTTCAGTGATGCGGTCCCGCGCACCCTGCGCCACCGCGCACCCGTCGTACGGGGTGCGCGTAGCCGTCGGCCAGTCGCGGACCTGGTTTCCGTACCCGTCATCGACCAGCCCAGCGCGCACCACCGTGACCGGCTCCCCGTATGCGAAGATCACGGACACACCTCGTACAGCGGATAGCCGGCGATGTCGGCTCCGCATGAGCAGTACGCCGCACCGAACATCAGCGCACAGACCGGTGAATGGATGCTGCCGCAGCCCGGGGCGGTGTCGACCGCGAACGCCGCGGCCGGCGCCGAATCCCGACACAACGCCTGCAGCGCATCAATCTCCGACGGCCACAGGTTGAAACCGGACCGCTGCCGCGTGTCCGTCGTCACCGAGTACGGGCCCGCGGTCTGCTGCTGCCACGCCCCCGATCCAGCCTCCGCCCACCGCTTCACCGCACCGATCAAAATCAGCTTCGCCTCCGCCAGCTGGTCGGCGGTCGGCGCCGGATCGGTGGAGGCCAGGCAGGGGGCGACCCGCGACGCCTTCGCGTTCGCGCCGGCAACCATCGCGTCGACCAGCTCCGTCGACTGCACGGCCTCAGGCAGGTCGGACACCTGGATGATCTCAGCCACAGGTCACCCCCTCCCGGTCACTGGTCGGTACGGGCCGCGTCGTCGGCCTGGAGCACCGCGATCAGGTCCGGCTTCCTGCCCTCGACGGACAGGAGCGCGTCCCCTTCGCGGCCCTCGTTGCGCCGCTCGATCTCCGCCTTCAGCTTCGGCACCGTCATGGCCTCGTAGCCCTCAGTCTCCGTTGCGTCGCCATCGGTGCGCCGCCAGGAGGAGTCCATGACCTTGTCGTCACGGACCTGCACCCGGGCACCAGAAACCTTGTGGATGTAGCGAGCCATCAGGTCAGCTCCTCTCAGACCAGGTCGTGAATCTTGGCGAAAGCGTCCAAGGTCGCGATGCCCCAGCCGTAGACGACCTCCGCGCGGAACGCGACCTGGTTGTTGCGCTTCAGGTCGCCGCCGCCGTCCGGGTCGCCGTACCGGATGACCTCCAACCCGATGGACTTCTGCACACCCCAGCGGATCGCCGAGAAGTCCCCGACGAAGCCGAGCACCTTCGTGTCGACCGCCAGGACACCCGAGCCGCGGACGGTGTTGGACACCGACGCCCGGTGACCGTCGAGTTCCGACACCTCGGTGCCGAGGCGGAAGTTCGGGTACAGCTTGACCTCTGAACTGGCCCCGCGCAGGCTGGAGAACTTCGAGGCGTAGGTCGGGTCCAGCGCGATATCGCGCGGCACGTACCCGTCGGCGAGCACCAGCGCATCGGCCGCGTCCAAGCTCACGTACGGCTTGTCAGCGGCGACGTACTCCACCAGGTTCGTCGTGTCCGTGAGACCGCCGTTCATCGCCGCGACGACGGCGCCACCCGTCGGGTTGATCTCGTGGAACACGCCGAAGTCCAGCGCTCGGGACAGCGCCGGCTGGATGAGGTCGAGGATCTCGTCGACCACCTCGAGCTGCCGATCCTCGTCGGCCCACAGGACTTCCTCGTTCATGCGGAGGGTCTTGTGGAACTTGAAGGGCTTGACGGGCTTGCTCGTCGGCGTGACCGTCGAGGCGCCCTTCTGGCCGCCCTCAGCGACGTACTCGGCCTCGCCGATGTCGAAGGTCCACGACTCGCCCTCACCGAACGTCATCGGGGTGGCGGCCGACAGAGTGGCGACACAGGAGCCGCCCTTGATCTTTCCGAGCCAGGGGCTCAGCTTCTGCTTGGGGATCGTGAGGGACCCCGTTGCCAGTGATGCCACGGTGTTCTCCTGAGAACGTCAGTCGACGCTGCCGAACAGCTGCCGCGCGAATTCGCGCATCTCGCCGTTCGCCTTGTCGGAATGCTGGTTGCTGCCCTCGCGGGGCACGAAGTTGCCGTTCTTCTTGCGCTGCGAACCCTGCGCCAGCAGGCGATCCACCTGCTTGAGCAGCGGCTCCGGGTCAGACGCGGTGAGGAACAGTTCGGCATCCTCGGAGTCGATTTTGTGCAGCTTCACCAGGTGCTCGCGCAGCTGGCCGGCCACGAGGCTCGGAACCTTCGCCACCTCGGCCTCCGCCTTGGTGGCACGCTCGTTCGCCTTTTCGACCTCCGTCTTGTTCGCCTGCTCGATCTCGTCGAGTCGTGCCGCCTTCATCCTCAGATCGTCGTAGTCGGCGGGCTTGGCCCGCTTCACACGCTCACCGATGATCCGGTTCAGCTCGTCCTGCGACGTGATCGGCTTGAAGCCGTCGCCAGCGACGGGCGTGGTCTCGCTGGTGTTGTTACCGCCCTGAGTCGACGTGCTCGGCTTGCTCACCGTTCCTCCTGATTCCGCGCGTTGACCGCCGCGCGTCGGCGTAACCCCACCCCACCCCACGGCGGGAAGCTCACTTGACGCCCAGGTCCTTACGCATCTGAGCGAGGATGTCGTTCGGGTCACCGCCGGCCTTCGCCCGGGCCGCGTTGTACTCCTCCAGCAGCGCATCCACGTCATACGGCTCCGACTCACCGGGCCACACCGGCGTCGGCACGCAGTCACAGCTGTTGTGGTAGCTGTTCGCCATGCCGCCGGCGTCCTCTTCGGAGTGGTAGACCGCGCCCCGGGATGCCAGCAGCCGGCAGAACGCGCACGTCGTGGCCCCTGACGGCACCCGCGCCCACCGCGCATCCGCCGGATCCCGGTCGACGCTGTCCGCGATCGTCTCCCGGGCCGGCTGCAACACCAACCGCTGCACCCCACCCGACAGGTTCTGCAGCGCCTGCGCCGGGTCCGGCTGGGCACCGAACAGCGGGCCCGCCGCCCACCGGGCAACCGCCGCCGCCTGCTCGGCCGGGGCCGGGTCCGCCATCCGCGCCCGGAACCTGCCTGGCGCCGCCGCCTGCTCCCGTAGCCCGTCGTACCAATCCGCAGCGGCCAACGACACCGCATCCCCGTACGTGGCCACAAGCTCGACGGTGAACGTCTGCATCTCCGCCGCCACCGGGGCCGCGTCACCACCGGTCAGGCGGGCGATCAGCTGCTCCCACCAGGCGACCA